TTTGGAGGGGAAGCTGTCAATTACATGATATCTGTCAACAAGATTCTTTATGAACCAATTTCTTACTACAACTACACTGGCTCTTGTAGACAACAAGGGCTCTCATCCTGTGTGAGGGTTTATTCCGATCTTGTTAATGGCTCCAAAGGCAACCCATCAGTGAAGCTTGGTTTCACAGCCATCGAACTCAACAAAACCAAAAACACCGACTTTCACAACTTAGGCTTCAAAATTTGCTTCTCCTGTAGAGATCATAATGGAATAAGATTGGTTGTCTACAACAAAAATAACCGCACTGCACAATTGATGATGTGTCCCAGTGAATTAATCTTCTCTCAGGACTTCACTATTAATTCAACATCGGTGAAATCTGATGAGGAGGCCGTAGTACCATTGCTGAATGTGACAGGTTACACGTGCATTGCCTTACACAACAAAAATATGCTCACCCACCATAGCCTTGCTCTTTCCAGTGGGTCCAAGGTAGACAACACACTGGAACCTGGTTGTGACTCCAATGTTGGACTCTTCGGCCATAGCACAGGGACCGATTATGGCTGGGGGCTTGCAAATTTCTTTAGTGCAGGCATAACAAACTCACTTCAAATATCACAATTAGAACATGTGACTGACGCCATTGCATGCAAGATAGCCAAAACATCCAACTACACAACCACAGCCCTGTTCCTGTTAAACAAGGAAGAAGGTGAAATCAGAGATCATGTCATTGAGCATGAAGTTGCTCTAAATTATCTCTTAGCTCATCAGGGTGGACTCTGCAGTGTTGTGAAGGGCCCAATGTGTTGCTCTGACATTGATGACTTTAGAAGGAATGTTTCTGATATGATTGATAAAGTTCATGAAGAAATGAAGAAATTCTATCATGAACCAGATCCCTTTGGTGGGCTTGGCACTTGGGGCTTCTATGGTACCATTTTTGGGCATGTGCTACAGTGGATTCCTATAATAATTATGGTAGTCGTGGTTTGTTTTGTTTGCAGCTGGGTAAGAAAGTAACACCACGTGGCCCACCCTCTGGTTGTTTGTTTCCCGGTCCGCCCGCCCTGGGTGCTTTGTTCGGTCCGGGCTTGGTTGTTTGGACCCGTTTAGATGGTGGCTGGGGTTGGGTCCTTTGTTTTTTTGCCTCCACTTGCTGTTCTACTGAACATCAGGCAATCCAGCAGAGCACAATGTGGTGCAGTCAGGGCTCCTTTCTTGTCCTTCACTGTTCCTGAGTGCTTGCAGGGGAAAACTTCAGATAGCTCATCAAGTATATTCTCATGATATTTCATAAATTCTTCCCTTTTCCACTTACAGTCTGTGGGCTTTAAATCTTTTCTACCAAAGAATTTAAGGCACTCCTCAATATCTGACCCTTGGCAGAAGATTCTTGCTGAGGGCGGTACTTTGGAAAAGAAAGCCTCAATGTTTTTTTCAGTCTGCAGGTCTGGATGGGTCACCCGCCATTACTATCTGTCTAATCAAAAGACCATGTGCATGTTTGGATGCCTTTTTGAAACCATCCTTGTCCTTTGGCATCCTAAAAATATGCACAAATTTGCCTGTGTCGGGATTGAACAGTGCTATTTCCACAGGATCTTGAGCTGTACCTTCTATGTCCATAAACACAGAGTCTCCTCCCTTGAAAAGGTCTTCACAAGCGTTTGCCATATAAAGAACTCTTGGATCAGGGATCTCAGAGTCTGAGCTTGCACTTTCTGGACTTCTTATGTACTCATCAATCTCATCTGCAGCAGGCTTGAAGATGTAAATTTTGGACTCTTCTTCAGTTTTCTTGTCACCCTTCACTGGTGGAAGTGCATCCAAGTCAAGATCCATCAAATCAGGGTACAATCTTGGAGCATAAGCAGGTGGTCTTCTCAAACGGAAGATGGTATTTTCCCAACCCCTGCCTGTTAGTTCTGATCTTATGGAAACCACACAAGGGCCGTTTGGCGAGACACAGATTTTATAGAAGATATCTTCAAACAGTCCCCTTTCTTCATTCACTTGTATTTTGATGTTAAGTTCTCTCTGTATGGTCAGTAAGGTTCTTATTATTTCAACCCTATTGTCATCATCAATAACCAATTTCTCGACCTTTGGGAGCTTTGACAACACATTTGCTGCCTTTACCACAGCTTTGACTGTAATGTTGTAACCAGAAGAGTTCTTTGGCACTGTATATTCAACACAATCTAAACAAGGATGTTGAGAAGTCATGGCCTTTACCACAGAAGCGTTCACAAACATACCCTGATCCAACAGTGAGATGTCATGTAGAGCATCCAGTATTTGCTTGAAAGGAGAATTTGTCCTCATCATTATGAGGCC